CAATGCCGGTTCGTATGGTTATGGAGCTTTTAGGAACTCGAGCGGAAACAACAATATTTATTTCTACGGTAACACGGGCGACATCGAGATCGCGGGCCGTATTATCACGGGTTCCTCCCGCAAGATCAAGAAGAACATCGAGCCGATCGAGGACAGCGAGAAGATCCTCGAGCTCCAGGCGGTCTCTTTTGACTACATCGACGAAGAGGTCGGAACGAACAGGCGCGGCTTCATAGCTGAAGACGTTGCGGAGATCCTTCCGAACCTCGTCCAGCCTGAGAAGGAAGAGCGACCTGCGGGCGTTGATTATATCTCGATGATCCCGTACCTGCAGGATGTCATCAAGAAGCAAGAGGAACGCATCAGAGCGCTCGAGGAAAAGCTCGAAGCCTTAACAGAAAGAGAGGACAACTAAATGGCAAGATTACAAGATTTTCAAACCGTAACACCCACATCATCAGACAAACTTCTTGTCGTACAATCACAAGGACAAGGCTTGGTATCTTGGGGTTCAAAATTGGATAGTGCAAACCCGACAGGAACAGGGGCATTCAGCCTTAACCGCAAGAGTGGAACAACAACAGGCAATCAATCTGTTGTGGTTGGTGGAGATTGCACGGCAAGTGCCCCTTATTCTGTTGCTATGGGTGATTCATCAGTTGCAAGCGGTAACTATGCTATTGCGGGAGGTCTTACATCAACCGCAAGCGGTGCAACCTCATTAGCCATAGGCGTAAGTTGTGAGGCAAGCGGTAACAGAAGTCAGGCGGTCGGCTCGGGTACGATTGCAAACCACAAATCACAGCATGTCTTTGGTGAATATAATACGGCAGACGGCACGGCAAGCTCTGCATATAGAGGTAATTACATTGAAATAGTCGGAAATGGCACGGCAGATAACGCAAGGTCAAATGCTCGCACATTAGATTGGAGCGGTAATGAGGTGCTTGCAGGTAGTCTTAAAGTAAACGGAAATGATGAAGTTGTTTCAACAGTTTATTCTAACTATCAATGGGGTAATTCGCATACATTCAAGGTGTCAAAGCCCGCGACATATTTGTTGTTTACAGACTCGGGAACAGACATGGCGAAACTCAAAATTTTCGCGGATAATGTTGCGACATTATACCAAATGATTGGTACAACTATTCAATCGGTTACTTTGAACGCAAGCACAATGGAAGTTACTGTAACAGTCAATAACAAAGGCTTATGTGCAATCAGGTTGATGTAATTTCACAATGCGAGAAAGAGGCGAAAAGGTATGACTAATGAAGAATGGCAAGAAATGATAAGAAAGAATGTTGCAGAACATACGGTTTTATCACCTGCACATATCAAGATTATCAAGAACGAAAAGACAGGTTCGATATTGGTGGTACAGGAAGAGGAAAATAAAAATGAATGATTGCCTTGTGGTCGAGATAAAAAGGCGGTGATGCTTATGAAAGAGATTTTCCTTGCCGTGCTCGCTTCGGGCGCGGTTTTTTCGTTCGTTCAGTTCCTCATTACGCTCGGCTTCTCCAGGAAGGACAAGTCGAACGAGATAGAGAAGAAGCTCGACAACCTCAACGACAAGATCGACAAGGTGGCGGAGTCAGTCGACGAGAACGCTGCGATCTTAGCCAGGACTCACATCCTGCGCTTCTCTGATGAGATCAAGAACGGCATGGTCCACTCTTCAGAGTATTGGAGGCAACAGCTCGACGACTGCGACACATATCAACGCTTTTGTGACTCTCATCCGAACTTTAAGAACTCTTACACCGAACACGCGGACAAGCACATCAAAGACACTTATGACCAACTGAAGAGGGAGGGAAAAATATGATTTTTAACAACTCCAAAATTTATGACACGCTCAAATGGATCTCGACGGTCGTACTTCCTGCACTTGCCACTCTGGTCCTCGCGATCGGTCAGATCTGGAACGTGACCGTCTGGACCGTTCCGATCGGCGCGACCATCGCAGCAGTGGCGACCTTCATGGGCGCGGTCCTCGGCATCAGCTCCATCCAGTATGCGAAGCAGAAGGGGGGCGAAACAAATGAGAGGTAATTGCATTGACGTCTCCGAGCATAACGGAGAGATAGACTGGAACAGTGCAAAAGCTGACGGTGTCGAGTATGCCTTCATCCGCGCAGGCTTCGGTCAGGATAACGAAAGCCAGGACGACAAATATTACCATATCAACATGGAGAACGCTCTCGAGGCTGGTGTGAAGGTAGGCGTGTTTTTTTACGCCTACGCTTCAGACTATGACACAGCGGTCGGTGAAGCTGAGCACTGCATCAGGCTCATCGAGCCCTACCGTGAGAAGATAGCCTTCCCTATCTTCTACGACCTCGAGGAAGAGAAGAACATCCCTCACATCAAGGACGTGGTCGACGGCTTCCGCAATAAGATGGAGTACCACGGCTATAATGTCGGGTGCTACGTCACGACATCCTGGTATGATAGCTTCTTTAAAGATATTGAGTGCGCTTATATCTGGCTTGCATGGCTCGGAAGTGAAAAACCTTGTTACTGCGACGTGTGGCAGTACTCATGGACGGAAAACGTCGACGGAGTAGGACCATGCGACGCTGACATTCTCTATAATACCGATATGAAGCTGCTCTTCAATGAGCCCGAACCGACACCCGAGCCGGATCCAGAGCCGACACCAGAGCCCGAGCCTGAGAAGACGGTCCTCGTGAAGCTGAACGAGCTGAAGCGGGGAAGCACAGGCGGACAGGTGAACACGCTCAAGGCGTTGCTCAACGAGTTCGGCTTCGGAGATCTTCCGCTCGACGGTGATTTTGACTGGAGCACCGAGCAGGCTGTGAACCAGTACAAAGACCGCTACGGTCTGGAAGAGAATGGAGTGGTAGACGCAGAAATGTGGAACCTCATCCTCAAATAACATAGCAAGGCTTCTGTTCATCCATAGATGCCTCCACTGGAAAAGGAAAGACCCCCGGGCACCGCAGCGCCTGGGGGTTTTTCTATTTTGGCAAAAAAGTCAAGTAAAAAGTCAGGTATGGAAAAATGAGAAAACCGCCCGAGCCCTTGCGGTTGAGCGGTTCTTTTTGGTGGAGCATACGGGACTTGAACTCGTTGAGGTAAGTCCACTGGTGGACTGAAAACCCCGAAAAAGCCCTATTTTGAGCGGTTTTTCATTTTGAGCCCTTGCGGTTGTCCACCGTGGAAAATACAAAAGTCAAGTAAAAAGTCAAGTATTGCCTTCCGCCTTCAGACGTTCAAATGTGAGGTTGATGACGTCCGCAGCTCTCTCCAGTTCGCCCTTGACCGCGTGCTTGTAGGTCCCGAAGGTATCCATGCTCTGAGAGTGACCGACGAGCTCCTTGATCGTGCCTTCTGCGAGGTGCGTCTGGGAGCTGACGATCGAGACGAAGGTGTGCCTCAGCGAGTAGGGAGAGCCGACAAGATCACGCTCCGCTTTGAGGCGGTTCCAGTGCTTGCGCATCGTGCACTGGTTCGCGATCTCGCCACAATAACCGCAGAAGACCCAGGGCGTCCCGAAGTTCGCCTTGTGGTTACGTTCTATCGTCTCGTTGATGATAGCCTGCGCCATCGGAGGGAGTGGGATCACTCTCTTCGCGTTTTTGTTCTTGCCTTCCGTCACGGTTCCGTGAGTATTTACCGAGCGACGGATATATAACACGCTTCCGCCTATGTCTTCCTCGCGGATCCCGAGGCACTCGCCCGGACGGAGTCCGCAGAGAAGCATCACGCAAAAGGCTGGATGATACCAGAGCTCTGACGGTTCGAAGAGTCTGGCGATCTCGTCAGGCTGCAGGATCTCGCGCTCGCCTTTTTGATGGCCCTGGGGGATATATAAAGACCCGCGCCACTCGTCGCAGTAGTAATTGATATATGCGAAGCGGTGCAGACCCGTCAAAACTTCCCGAAGGTTCCCGAGCGTTTTGTGGCTCAAGCTCACATGACCCCTTTTTTGCGGTCTGGCTTCGTTCAGGACGGCTTGCCAGTCCCTCAGCGTTAAATTATTCATTTTAGCCTTGCCGAGCGCAGGGAGGACGTAAAGGCGGGCATAGGACTCGACCCTCGTCCACGTGTCACGCTTCCCGAGCCTTGCCTCGATGTCTTTGAGGTAGAGCTCGACGCATTTCTCGACCGTGACCGAGTGGATCCCTCCGAACTCGATCCAGTCCTCATATTTCTCGAGGACTGCCTTCTTGCCTTCTCTTCCGGGCGTTGAAGAGTAAAAAGACTTTTTGACGCCGTTGTTTTGGCTCTGGATGATCCAAAGCTTCTTTTGTTTGTTCCACTTAGCCGTCGCCATGATCTTCCCCCTGCGTATCAAGTAACGCCTGATAATATGCCATCAGTCTCGTCTGGTTCTCTGCGTTCAGCTTGTAGAGCTCGATCTTCGGCTGCAGGACTTCGCCCTTCATATTGACGTCAAACCCCAGAAGCCACGCCGGAGACACATCAAGCGCTCGGGCCATTTTTCCGACCGCTTCCGACTTCGGCACGAACTCGCCTTTTAGATAATGAGATATTGCACCCTTGTCGACGCCACTCTGACGCGCCAGCTCTGCGGCGGTCATCCTTCGCGTCTCTAATGCTATTTTGAGCCGGTCCTTCAGTTCTTCCATTTTTATATACCTCCCTAAATCACCCTGATTTTATGACAAATATATTACAGTTGTCAAAATTCAACTTTTGAGGGTTGAAGAAATTCAACTTTATTGATAGAGTTGAGACAGTTGAAGAAATTCAACTAAAACACAAAGAAGGGAGGCAACACATGGCATACAACACGGAACGGCTCAAGGGTCTAATTATAGACAAGTACGGCACTCGACAGGCTTTTTGCAAGGCTATCGGGATGCGCCCGTCAACCTTGAGCAAAAGACTTAAAGACGGAAGAGACTGGCGAGGATCTTCACTCATCAAAGCGGTGAGGGCTCTGCAGATCCCAGACGAGAAGATTGACTATTATTTTTTTGATCTGAGAGTTGAAGAACCTCAACCAAAGGGGGCGAAGAAATGAAGACAACGAGACCGGGCGCAAGGTTCCCGCGCATCTATCAGGCTTTTGGATCCGTTCAGGAAATAGCTGACACGATCAACCGCTCGCCGAGCTACGTCAAGAAGGCACTGAAGGAAGGCTTCACGGAACGGGAGAAGGCGATGCTCACCCAGGCTAAGAACAGGACCGACTTGTTTGAGGAACGGATCGCATGAACGAAGAGAAGCTCATCAAGACAGTCAACGCGCTTTTGTTTATAGCTTCAGCCGCGATCATCACGGGGATCACCCATATCGAACCCAGACAGAAGGAAGAAGCTCCAGAGGTTATCACAGAAGAGACCGAAGTGCAGGAACTTCCGGGAAGCGAAGGGAAGACAAGGGAAAAGAAGGAACCGAACCCCGCGATCCTGAAGGAGTCAGAACTTCGAAATATCTGGCAAAACGTCGGAGCAAGTTACAAGACGATGGAGACGAGCTACATCGGGCAACACTACATAACAGCCTACTGTCCCGAAGAGTGCGGCTATCGAGTTTATGAAGACGGGACCGACAACTTCCCGAAGGGCTGGATCACATCGACCGGCACGACTTGCCACCGTGAGGCTGAATGGTACGAGCCGAGCACGTGCGGGATAGCTACAGATTATCACCGCTATGGCGAGTTATTTCTCATTGACGGGAAGGTCTACGTCGCAGAAGACACGGGGCTCATATCAGGGCCGTGGATCGACTTGTTTATGCCGAGTTACGAAGAAATGAGCGCCTTTGGAAGTCACTGGACTGACGTGTATAGCGTCGAGTACGAAGAACATCAATTTACAGCAGAAGAAAGGAAGGTTTTTCATGAACGGTTTAACCATTATCTACATTTTGGGAGCGGCTGCGGTCGGGTTCCTTTTCGGTGTGATCGTTGAGCTCTGCATCGACACGGACAACATCCGCGACCTGCAGGAAAAGAACCACAAGCTCAAGCTCGAGAACGAAGCGCTCCGCAAGAAATCAAAGCACGAAGTCATCGAGATCATCGACAACAGGAAAAAGAACGACGAGATCCAGTTTGGAGGTTTTTGATTTATGGAAGGTTTTGAAATTTTTGAAGGCTTCACTGGAAGACATAAGAAGTATGTCGTCGCAGGTAAAGCGACAGCAAGGGCGGAGATCATCAAGTTCGCCAAAAGGTTCTACAAGTGCGGAGAGTCCCGCCTCGAGATCGTTGAGGGTTTCCTCTATGATGGTCAGCTCTATCTCGACAACCCGCGCAAGAAGGGCGTGAGAGGCGTCTGGGTGGCGTTCTATGCCTAAGCAACTCGACCTTTTTGGTCTCGTGGACGAGGACAACATCACGTTTTACATCGTCTACCTTGACGAAGAGAACAGGCTCAAGAAAACAGAGCCTCTTAACGCCACAAAAAGCAACATTTTCACAGCCTTAAGCGATTGGTGCAAAGAGCACAAAAGTTATCGCTTTATGTATTACAAGCCAGACAGGGAGGTTTTATAAATGGCCAGTATTTACGAATTAACACAGGAATTTGAGACCCTTTGGAGTCTTATGGAAGACGGTCTTCTGGATGACGAAGCTCTCGCTGGAGCGTTCGACGTTGCGACGGAAGACCTCGCTGCGAAGTTAGAGGGATATTGCAAGTTTATCAAGAACTTAGAGAGCGACATCGCAGGCTTGAAGGAAGAAGAGAAGAGGCTCTCAACACGCAGGAAGACGATGGAGAACACAGTCGACAGAGCGAAGGAAGCGATGAAGAAGGCGATGGAGACCGCAGGCGAGAAGAAGATCCCAGCCGGATCCTTCACTTGCTCGATCCAGGCGAACCCTCCGAAGGTCGTCCTTGACGAGCAGTATCTCGAGAACATCCCCGAGAAGTATCTCATCCCTCAAGAGCCCCAGATCAATAAGAAGCTCATGCTCGAAGAATTAAAAGAGAACTTCGAGATCCCTGAGCTTCAGGGCATCGCTCATCTGGAACGCTCCGAGAGCATCCGCATCAGATAAAAGAAAGGAAGGTTCAAAATGGCATACGCGACAAAAGCAGAGCGTGACAAATATGACTTATTGAAAAATAAGCATAAAGGTCTTTCTCAGCTTCTCGATATTTTGACGACTCCAGGATTGAGGGACGCCTCTGGCAACGGAGGGCACTGCGATCACTATTCAGAAGACACTTTGATAAAAAACATTGACCTCATAGTCGATACTATTAGTGCCTTGCCTCTTATTGACGGGGCTTTTGATGAAGAAATTTCCTCGATCATGAAGGAAAAAATGAGTGCTCTTGATCGCGCTCGTGAGCGTTATGAAAAGCGACTCGAAGAGGCAAACGAACAGCTTAAACAAGAACTTGCTGACATCCCGAAAAGAGAAGAGTCAATTAATAAGGAACGTCGTGCTTTACAACAAGAAACTCTCAACTTCGCTTCAAAAAAATATCTTTTTGAGAAAGAGAAAAAAGCATTTGCTGACGAGAAAAGACACCTTGAGGAAAACCGCAAAAAGATATTGGAATTTGAAACTGCAGAAGGAAGAGATCGCGCGCGGTTGGCGGTTCTTTATCTTGAGCAAACACCTAAAGACGAGTGGACCAACAAAGCAATAGCGTGGTCACTTGGAGCTATTTACTCAGGCGGACAAATTCCTAATTTTGGAAAAAAGGAGACTTAATCAATGGCACAGTTAAGCATCTACGACAAGCTGAGGCATCACAGCGACAAAGATTTTACGTGCTCGATCGGCAAGCGTGACCGCATTTATATCACCTTTAGGCACAGCACATGGAAGCGCTTCACGTCCACGGAGTACATCAGCGTCTATATCGGCAACGGTGGGGCGATCAAGTTCGGAGACCCGAAGGACACGAAGATGCTCGCCCCTTGCTTCAAGCTCCAGCAGGGCAAAGCAGGAAATGACGACACCAGAGAGACGACGCGCTACCTTCAGATCGAGGGCAAGAAGTACCCCGCTATTTTGGAACAGGTCAGGCGCACCGCTGGATCCTATGACTTCCCGCCCCAGAAGGTCATCACGATCGAGAAGGCTTTGGAAAAGAACCAAAAGGCCAATAAAGCAATCGACTCCATTGAGAAGTACAACAAGGTCATCGTCGAACAGGACGGAAACGTCACGAAGTACAAGCTCGAGGAACCCGAGCCGAAGAAGTACAAGCTGGAAGACGTCACGATGCCAGCGCCTCCGTTGACAATATCAGCGGAGAAGATAAAACCCTCGGGGCTCGCTTTTAAATTATTGAACGAGGAAGCTGACGCCTTCACGGTCAGGCGGAACCAGTTCAAGGAAGACCTGAAGACGCTGACGGAAGGCGTGGAGAGCCAGGAGGAGCGTATCGCGATCATCAACGCACTGGCGGGGCTCTACGGAAGGAACAACAAGACGGTCCCCTATGATCCGACGGATCCCTGGGACATACCATAAGGGAGGCAACACATGACACTCAAAGACAAACTCATGTATATCCAGAACGAGCTCAAGGCTCCAAAGAACTTGAGGAACAACTTCGGAGGGTATAACTACCGCAGCGCGGAGAACATCCTGGAAGCTCTGAAGCCCTTGCTCGTAAAGTACAACGCCACGGTCACGATCACGGACACGATCGAGGAGATCGGCGGAAGGATCTACGTCAAGGCGTCGGCTACTATCTACGACACGGACGGGACCGACGAACCGATCAGCGTGGAAGCATACGCCAGAGAAGCGGAGACGAAGAAGGGCATGGACGACGCACAGGTCACAGGCGCGACCTCGTCCTACGCCCGCAAGTACGCCCTGAACGGTCTCTTCCTTCTGGATGATACCGAGGACGTGGACTCTGAAGCATATCAGGCACAGGCAAAGCAGGAGCCACAGAAGGCCGCACCGAAGAAGGCACCTGCTAAGAAGGCGGAACCGAAGACCGAGGAAGTCCCGCCCCTGACAGAAGAAGAGCTTCTCTTCCTCTCGCAGCGCTACTCTGGCGAGAACCTCGAGAAGTTGCTCGAGTATTTCAAGATCGAGGACATCAGCCAGATCGAACCGGCTGCAGGGCGTGCGCTCATCAAGAAGATCCAGGAACAGAAGAAGAAAAAGGCGGAGGGCTGACATGATCCACAGAGCAGAACATGACGGCGATTTTTCGCAGATAGACAACGCACTGCTCCGAGACACGACGCTCTCCGACGGTGCCCGCAGTCTTTTGTTCTTTATGCTCTCGATGTCGGACGAGTGGACCTTCAGCGTGAAGGCTCTCGCGAACCAGTTTGGAGTCGACACGACTACCATCCAGACAAGGCTCGCAGAGCTGAAGCGCAGGGGCTATCTTCAGACCCAAAGATTGAGAGGCGAAGGCGGACGCTTTTCCTCGTGCACCTGGGACATATATGAGGAACCTCCACAAGTGGAATTATCCACACGTGGAGAAAACCACGCGAGGAAAATACCACGTGTGGAAAACACCACGTGTGGAATTAACCACGCGAGGAAAAACCCCTCACATAAGAATATCAATATAAAAGAACATCAAGATATAAAGAACATCAAGGGAGAAGAAGAGAGAACCGCTCGCGGAGAGTTCCAAAATGTTTTTTTATCTTCCTCCGAGTTTGATGACCTCGTCAGAGACTTTGGAGCCGAGAAGGTCAAGAAGTACATCGACGACCTCGGTGACTATCTCAAGACTCACCCAAAGAAGAAATACGCCAGCCACAAGAGGACGATTGCGAACTGGATCGAGAGAGACGAGAAAAAGATCTCGCTCCACTGTCAGCCTAAAGAAGCGGACCCGATCGACTGGGACGAGGTCACACGTCTGGCGTATCAAATACACGAAGAAGGAGGCACAGCATGAAGATAAAAGAAGCGATCAAGCTCGTCAATTTATTACACGGGGCTTACCCGAGCGACAAAAAGGCAACGGCTCAGGATCTCGCCCAGCGTGCAGAGTCTTATAACGTCGCCCTGGCTGATTATGACTTCGAGACGGTGAAGAGAGCTGCGCAGAACTGCATCGCTAACTCGAGATTTTACCCGACGACCTCCGAGCTCATCGACGAGGTCAAAAGGATATACCTGACCACGACACCGGCAAGCGTCACGCCCATCACCGAAGCGGAGCCCGTGGACGATCCTGAAGTCGAGGCATACCTTGAAGCCTTCTGCGAGTGGATAGGCTTCGGATGCGAGGCGAACGATGACGCGGAACTTCCGAAGGGGGTGCTCCGCTATGAAGAATAATATCTTTTTAAACTTCGAGAACGGTATGCCAAAGGGAACCTCACAGGAAAAAGGCGAATGTATCAGATACAAGATCAGCGGAGGCAGGCGAGTCCCGTACATCCACCACTTCAAGAAGAAAAGCGTGGAAGGAATGAGGGCGGAGTTTGAGCTCAAGCTGAAGAGGTACAAACCGAAGAAGCCGGTGCAGGGTCCCGTCCGTCTCTCGCTCAGTCTCTTCTTTGACGTTAAGAGACCAAAAAAGCTCTGGGGAACATACAAAATCACGAAGCCCGACCTTGACAACTACGCGAAGGAACTCATCGACGCGATGACTGCGGTCGGCTTCTGGATAGATGACGCACAGGTCTCCGAGCTGAAGGTGTCGAAGAGATACGCAGAGAAGGCCTCGATCGTCATACAGTGGGAGGAACTTGAGCCGTGAAAAATGAAGCATACAGAGCGAAGAACTGGCTCAACAGGAACTACAACCTCAGCCGACAGCTCGAAGCGGATCAGAGGATGCTCGAGATCATGCGCAACAGGCTCGGGAGCGGTGTCGCCAGATACGAGAGCGACGGCTCGGAGTCACACGATCCCGACAGGGCAAAGGCAAGACACGACGACGCACTTCTTGAATATTCGCTTCAGATGGAGAAGGTCGAGAAGGAAGCCAGAAGGCTGACCGAGGAAGACCTCAAGACAAGGAAGGCGATCAGCGAGCTCTCGGATCCGACGCACAGAGCCGTCGCGGTCGACAGATACATCAACCGCTTGAAGTGGGACAAGGTCGCAGCGCTGGAGCACAGAAGCGTCGCCCAGGTCTTCAGAGATCACAAAGACATGCTTGAAAAGATGGCCGAGGTCCTTCGGTCGGGAAAATATGACTAATTTTTGGAGGTTTATCACATGAACAAAGTCGAACTCATCGGAAGGCTCACAAAAGACCCCGAGATCAGAACAACAGCGAACCAGGTCGCATTTTGCAATTTTACGCTCGCGGTCGATCGCAGCTTTAAGGACTCAAACGGTCAGCGCCAGGCTGATTTTATCAACTGCGTGGCATGGCGCCAGACGGCGACCTTCATCCAGAAATATTTTAGAAAAGGCAACAGGCTCGCCGTCATCGGATCCATCCAGACGCGCAGCTATGAAGATAAGAACGGGCAAAAGGTTTTTGTCACGGAAGTCGTCGCAGACGAGGCGGAGTTTGTTGAGAGCCAGAGCACTCAGGCACCAGCACCCACACCGGCACCGCAGGAAGCCCCAACAGCACCGGCACCAGAGGGCGAGCTCCCCTTCGAGATATAAAGGGGGGCTCGTTATGACGAAGCCGGTGATTATTAAAACGAAGAGGGGGCGCACGTTCGACGGCTATTTTGACGAGTCGAGGCGCTTGCTCTTCACTCAGTACATCACGACGGAACTGGCCGAGCACTGCGGATGGAGCTGGAGAGAACAACACGAACAACTGAAGGAGGCAAAACATGGGGAGCTTTAACATCGGCAAGCCCGAAGCGATCG